CTCGGTGACGTCACCGAGATGCTCGTATGTAATGCTTGCCATAATATCACTCCTTATTGTGAACAATGAGATAACGAATTGCGGAAATTTTGACGATAACGCTATCATCCGGGTTGTTTTGTTGCACACCGCTGAGCGCAACGTATTCGCCATTTATCCACAAAATATTTCCTTCCAACCGCATGAGCCATTTTCCGCTGCCATCGAAATCAGCGGCATGATTATCCAAGTCGATTTCGAGGTAAAAACCATCGTTCTGTTTTGCAAAGTATTTTTGCAGAATAGAAGTGATTTCTTTCGTACTCATGTTTTCGGAATCAGCAATGACTTTGATGTAGTGGTAATGAAACATTTTTTGTCTCCTTACAGTGTAATTTCCTCAGCGTTCGCCTTGTCATCAGCATCCAGCGCATCGTAGTACGCCTGCGCAAGGGCTTCCACCTCTGCGATGTCGTCCTCCGTCAACAGGCCGCTGTCCAGATGGGTGTACGCTTTGTCCAGCCAGTATGCCACATCACGCCCTGCGGCAATTTCCCGCTTGATGGAGCGCAGTGTCAGGTCATGCCGGGCTTTGCTTTTGATAGCCATAAATAACCTCCTTTAGGTCGTTGTCATGGACGCTACTGCGTCCTCAATGCGTTTGATTGCGATGTTCACGTCCCTCTGATACTCCAGCTTGATGCCAGCACCGTCACCCGCCTGCACCACAGTGTCAGGACCGTAAGTGGTAAGGGCTTTGTAGGCGGCGATTTCGTCAGGGGTGAGCGGGGTTTCGATGGGAGTGGCGAGTATTGCATTCTGCTCAGCCAACGGCTTGGTGCTGTCGAAAGCCGCTTTATCTACCCTCTGCACTCGCACCCCTCTCTCCAAGTCCACCTCGTCACACATCCACTGCTGGCCTGTGCTGTCAGTGTAGCTGCCGCCAGAGGCGACGGGGATGCCGGGTAAGCCGCCGGGTGTGGGGAGCGTGAGGAGCTGTTCACGGTAGGGGGAGTAGGCGGTGATAGCGTTTCTTGTTAAAGAAACTTGAACAGTGGTATTTAACGTTGTACCTTTTTTGATTTGTAGGCGGAGTGAAAACTCCACGTCTCTGGTAAGCGTTACTTTCTGGTTTTGCACATCAGAGGAATATTTCCCGACGAAATAGAAGTTGAGCGTGACAGAAGGACTTAGCCCACTAGCCGTTAGGTAGTAAATACCACGAGTTAAAGGGTGTGCCACATCATCGTGTAAGAGTATGGTAAAATCGTTGGTAGCCGTACCAGTAATTAAAAAACCATTTTCATAGGTAGTGTAAGTTATTCCGTATACGGTCGATTTCACACCGGGTTTAGTGCCCTCTAGCATGTTTGCTCCCGTTACTTTCACCGCCACGCTCCCGTTCTCGCCTGCGCTCACGATAGGCACAGGTGCATCTGGCGTGGGTGTGCCGTCCTGCGTGCTCCGACCGTACACGGTCAGGCCGCACATGGGCGCAGTGAAAGCGTCGTCAACGGCGATGGGGTTGCCTGTTTCAGTGCCAACGAGGATGTTCTGCCGGGCCTTTACTGCGCTGATAGCTTCACCTGTGGCTTTTGCGTCAGCGGCTTCGCCCTCGTGGGTGAGGGTGGTGTCCAGTGCTACGGCAGGGCCGGTCTCTCCTTTGGGTCCTTGCGGGCCGGTATCACCTTTTTCGCCCTGTGGGCCCTGTGCACCCTGCGGGCCGACCGGGCCGATGGGGCCAGTGTCGCCCTTGTCGCCTTTCTCGCCTTTGAAGTCACCAGCGGCGATGCCGTCCTTGAGCGCCTGCAAGCTGTCAGCGGCTTCCTGAGCGCTCTGATTCGCATTGCCCGCACTGGTGGCCGCTTCGCTGGCGGCCGTTTGTGCATCGGTCTTGGCCTGTTCTGCGGCGGTGGCGTCGGTGTGCACGGCATCCACCAACTGCTGCCATGCAGGGGCGCCCGGTTCCGGCATGGTGCCGTCCTCAGTGCCGCTGTTGGCGCTGACACGATACCGTAGGTCTGCGCTGGTCACGGTCTTGGTGCCGTCGCTGCCCTCAAAGGTGACGCACCCGCTCCCGGGCTGTGCGGTCACGCTGGCGGGCACGGCCACATAGCCGTCCACCACCAGCGAGGATGCCGGGTCTTTGCCGTCTGGGACGTGCCAAAACGCCCGAATGGTCAGCCCTGCCCACTCGCCGGTGGCATCGACGTGCAGGCGGTACACGCCCCGGTTCTTGGTGTAGCCAAAGCGCACCAGCTGCTCATAGCCCGGCACTTTGACGACGCCATTGGATGCGAGAGATACGCTTTGCTCGATCATGCTTTACTCCTTGTTGATGGTAGGCTTCTTTTCTGCCAGTGCCTTTTTCATCATGCTGACGGCCTTTTCAATCACACTGTCCAGCACTTCATCGGTAATAAAAGGCTTCAGCCAGTCCGGCAGTGCGCCGCGCAGCGCAGCAAAGACCTGCGCCTTTTTCTTCGCGCCCTGACCGCTACCCATGATGCTGTCCTCAGCGATGGTCACGAGCTCCAGTGCCCAGCGCTTGACGTACTGCTTGTAACCCAGCCGGATAGCGCCAACAGCCAGCGCGGCAAAGCCAATGAGCATCAGTACCAGTGCGATGGGTGCGGGGATAAAGTTAAACATTGCTTCCATGATTTGTTACTCCTTTCAGCAGGTAGTTGTTAATATCGGATTTGCTTTTTTGCATACCTTCGCGGTTGTTGCCGGACAGCTGCGAATCCAAAAGATTTTGTACGCCAACGAGTACGAGACGCATCTCTTCATCGAGGCCGTCAAAGCGGCGCAGGTCTCTTGCAAGGGCCTGTGCGTGCTGAAGCTGTCCCTGTTCCAGCACGCCAAGTCTTTTTTCGAGCGTATCCATTCGCTTGTTCTGCGCATCGTCGGGGGCCTGTGCCTTTTTGATGTACTTGTGGATGATGTCCAGCACCTTGTCGATCGTGATGGCCGCAGCGCACAGGCTGCCCAAGATGCCAAGCACCCACAGTAAAGCTTCTTTTTCGGTCATTTACCCTCCCGGAGACGGGTCAGACCCTTCTTGCTGATGATACCCGCATAGTCCTTGTATGCGTGGCTCATGTCAACATTAGTGCTCACGCCCGGCACGCTGGCGGTGCTGGTGTACTGCCACATGCCAAAGGGCCAGCCGGGAGCGGGCTTCTTCGTGCGGTAGGCAGCCAGCCACACGTCGTAGGGCTTCAGCGCCGCGCCGCCCATGTACAGGAAGGTACTGCCAAACCACAAACCGGTGTAGAGCAGAGCGTACACGCCCCAGCTTTCCACCGTGCTCAGAATGTAGGCCGTCAGGTCGGTCAGCGCGGCCTTGCCAAGCGGCTTCTGCACTTCGTCCTCGATGTCCACGGCCACCGGCAGCTCAAAGCTCCGGCCGGTGAGCAGCTTCTTGAAGTACGCCAGCTCCTTGTCAGCCTGCTCCCGGTTGACTGCTTTAAAGTAGCCATACACGCCGCAGGGGATGCCCAGCCGCTTGCATTCTGCATAGTTGCGGGCAAACTGTGGGTCAGTGTAGGGAGCACTGGGCCTGCCCGATCCGCTGTTGCCCATGGCGCGAATCATCACGCCGTCCACCTTGCCGCTCGCTTTGACCTTCTCCCAGTTGATCGTGCCCTGATATCGGGATACATCCATGATTTCAGCCATAGCGTCCTCCTTACTGCGTGATCTCCTCAAAGCCGCTCTTGATAAGAATTGCCTTGACCTTCTCCTTCAGCAGGCGGGGGCAGCGCTCATACAGCGCCTTTGCATCCTCCATAGTCTCAGCAGACATAATCTCCTGTGCCCACAACATTGCCATCATAAATACCATCCTTTCTAATTTTTGCGTAATTTTATGCATAAACAATCTCGCTCATTTCAAGCAAGCATTGCTTGAGCATCTCGCTTTCTTTTTTCAGTGTCTTGTTTTCTTCCTGCAGCGCCGCCACCGTTTCCGGTAGCTTCTCCCGGGCTTCCTGCTTTTTGCGCGCCTCTTCCTGCGCAGCCAGCTCTTCGGCGGTGTAGCGGATGTACTTCTGGATTGGCACCTGTTCCACCCATTCCTCCTGTGCCTGTACTCCGGGGCGGTCAACGATCTTCTGCACGTCCTTGCCACCGTTCGGATACTCGGTCACGGTCTCCCAGTGCCACTGCTCCTCCACGCCTTCCACGGCGGGGTGCTCCACTGGCTCGGTGTCGTCCACCAGATACCCAAGCGTCAGGTCAGGGTTTTCAATGGCTGCACCGTTCTCGTCAATGATCTTCATGGTTCAAAACCTCCTTTCTCAGGCCACACGCCGCCAGATGTGCACATAGTAGGCGGCAGGCTGCACGGTGTTGCTGCGGCCGTAAATAGAATTCGAGCGGGAAGCGTCGAAATACAAATCTTGCGGGAGACTATTGGTGACATTTGTAGCATCAGCACCGCCATAAGAACTAAATACCCCTGTGTTATAGAAAGCGCCTGTCATTGTAGCTCCACTTTCAGAAATGAATAAATTGTAAATATTTGCTAACTTAGGCACAACAGAGCCAGTAATATTCGGCAAACCGGCTTCGACTGTGGTACCCGCTGCGTGGGCGTAGGATGCACCCATCAGCACCCGGTTCTGCGCAATCTCCTGCCATGTACCGCCGAACAGTGCGGCAGGACTGGTGGGGTCTTCCGAAATCCAAAATTTGATTTTGGCATGGTCTTCTGCCAGAGCGTCTGCAATCAAGGTCTTTACAGCGTCTGCGCTTATCACGCCTTTCAGCGCGTCACCAACAGCCTTTCCGTCAGCCGGAGCGCCCTCGACGCTTAGCGTCTTGTCGGTGCTCACGATGGCCGCAGCCCTGTCCGCTTCAGCTTTGGCAGAAGCGGCAGAGTTTCCCGCGTTCGTTGCGTCTACGGATGCTGACTGTGCACTTTGGGCCGCTTCGGCGGCGGAGGTCCGGGCGGCGCTTTCGCTCTCTGCAGCTGCTGCGGCCTTTTTCGTCGCGGTGCTGGCTGCTCCGGTGGCGGTCTGAGCGGCCTGCAGGGCGGCCTGCTGCTGGCCTGTCACTTCCTCGGCGTACTGCTTGACGTACTCCATGCCTTGTGCAATGTCCTCGCGGACTTCCACGCCGCGCTCAGCCTTACGGATTCCCGCAATGGCTTCATCAAAAGTTTTATCCATAAAACACCTCCTGTCTCATTAGCCTGACATGTACCCTTTGAGCGATCGACTCAAATCGTAAGCATCGGACGCTTTGCGTGCACTCAAAGCTTGCAGGTCGCTGATGCTGGAAAACTCAGTGCCAAATGTAAACTCCTTTTTATCCGGCGAATCCAACGGCTCAACAAGTTTGGAACACAGCAGCCAGGTATCTACACCATGCGGTGCAGAGAAAATGTGCGTTTGCTTTCCAATTGCAATACGGCTGACATCAATATCAGCGTCTTTCAGATCGACCGCTTTGACTGTCATGCCGTTCAGATAGCGCAGATTTTTGGCAAGTTCTTCCTCTGCCGCATCCAGCAAAGACTGCGGCGTGCTTTCGATGCCTTCAATAAAGATCACTTTTGTGATGATGCCAAAAAGCTTTTGTGCAGCCAGATCGTTTGCGGTTTCTGTAATGGTTTCTCCCCATGAAAAAACAAGCCATGTTATCTTTTTGGCACCTACCGCGATCACCCGCGTGTAGATATCCTCTGCTTTGACGTTGTTGGTCAAATCCAGCAGGTTTGTTCCAAAAGCCACCGTCTGGCTGTTTTTATCGGTGATCGCCTGCAGATAGTCCAGATACCGGCGCGGTTTTCCGTCAGGATCTTCTGCATGGCGCAGCACCAGATATCCGCCGTACTTTTCCACCAGCTCACTCTGCAAGATGTCCCATGTAACGCCATAGTTTTTTCCATCGCCAAAGCTGTATGTAGGTTCCTTCACATCAAACAAAAAGCGAGAATCAGTCTTGCCGTTGATAGCAAGGATGTATTTCCCGTTTTGCTCGGTGATCTTAAAGGTCTTGGATTCAGATGCCTGCTCAACGTTGTAAATGGAGTACGTGCCAAAATTCTTGTTGCAAGTACCGCAGACGATTTCGGCTTTTTTCACTTCGACCTTTGCGGCGTACGTTTTGCCCTTTACATAGGCTGCAAACAGACGCACGCGGAAATTGTTGCTTCCAATCCGTGAAATAATGCGACCTTCCGCAATGTGCTCTTCATCGATTTCCCAGCTCAGGCAGGAAGCTTTGTTGATCTCTGTTTCCTCATAGAAAATATTCGTCTTTCCATCCACGGGATCTACAATTCCCCAATGGTAAATGTAATCTCCATCATTAGAATCGTAGCTGTAACCCACCTGCACGACTTTGATGCCGTCGATATAGGGCACGATCATGGGAATGTCCATTTGCACATTGCCAGGAGTAAAAGCTTTGTATGCATCTACCATTCCGTTGTGGTTATCGCAGATCCATTCCAAAAATTGCGAAAAGCTCACATTTTTTGCAGCGTACGGCGCAATGCCGCTATCATTCAGATATGCAAGCTCCCCTTCGCAGTAGATTTTCTGACGCATCAAAAAATCCTGTTCATGGCTCATGGGACGGCCCTGCCAGATGGAAACGCCGTCCTGTTCCACCTCTACCGTAGTGCGCAGCTTTTGCAGCGCAGAGTGTGCCACATTGCCCAGCGGCATGGTAAACTCAAAAGAGCCAGCTTTACCCACTTCGCGGGTCAGCGTGGGGCTGATGAGCTTTTTCGTGTCGGTAATATCGCTGATATCGTGGATACAGATCTTAGTTTTCCATGTGTCTACATCCGTCTGCACGCCAGCATAAACTTTATAGCTCATAGGCTTGCCCCCAAATACTTGATGCTGATGCTGCAGTCTGCCGATGCAGCAAAAACGAGGGTGCCCACCACGCCATCCGGCATAGTAAGCCCCTCGATATACTGCCAGTCGGTGGACTTGGCCAGAATGCCCACCTCAAAGCCATTGAGAGACACCGCGATGTTTGCGGCGGTCTCGCTGCGCTGGAAGTAGATGCCGGCCGCACGGGGCGCACCGGTTATGGACACTTGAACGTCTTTGTTTGCCTTGAGCGGGATATCCGTGTAGTTGCGCACGATGTCCGTTTCAAAGTTGAAGTCATCCCACAGCCAGTCGTTGGTGCCGTCGTAGACGCTGCGCTTGAAGGGGTTGCAGGTGCCGGTGATGGTAAAGGTGCTGGAAAGCCGGTCGCGGGAGGGTGTGACTTTCCAAAGCCCTTCCCAGTACCACGCCGGGTCTTCATCAAAGCGGCACTGTAGCCACTTGCCATGAATGGCATTGGCAATGGTGCTTTCGATGTAGGGCCACTTGCTTTTTGGCGCGTTGCAGAGCAGCTCCATGGTGATGGTGCGCTTTTTATAGTGCACCTTGCCGTCGTCCCATGTGGTCAGGTTCAGCAGCGAATCAGCGCCGGTGACCTGCACAAGGTATTCTTCCGGTTCTGCCGCGCCGATTTTAGGGCTGCCTACCTTGAGGTACAGCCCCCAATCTGTCAGGGTGTGAAAATTGCCGATTTTTGCCCCCAGAAGCTTTGCCATTACACACCCCTCGCTTTCCGTTCCACTGTCACGCCGATGCGTGCATCTACGTTGGTCGCCATGCGGGGCGACAGCACACCCACCAGCTCACCGGAGTCCATGACCACCTGACCCTTGCCGATGTCTGGCAGATGCTCGTCCAGCATCCCCTCGATGCGTTCCAGAATGCTGGTCTGCCGGTCAACAATGGACTGCTGGCCGGTAACGCGGTACTGCAGGGCTGCGCGGGTGGAGAAGGTGCCCAGACTGTCATACACGCCGGTCTTGTCAAAGGGACTCTGGTAGTGGCTGACAGGCTTCTGATTATTCTTCTTGTCCATCCACATGGCAAGGCCGATGCCGCCAGCGACTGCACCCACGCCCAGGATCAGGGCAAGGACGGGATTTGCTGCCACAAAGGACACGATGCTGCCCAGCGCAGAGGTGATGCCGCCTGCCATGCCGGAAAAGCTCTGCACGATGCTGCCAAGAGCGCCGCCCACGCCGCCGGAGCCTGCAAGACCGTTGACGATCTCACCAAAAGCCTTGACCGAATTGGTCACACCGTCGATATCGGATTTTACCCCGCCGTCAGCAAAAAGCTTCTGGAAGATATCAAACGCCTTGCCGATGCCGCCGCTGAAGTAACCTTCATTGACTGCGGTCAATGCCTTATTGAGCCAATCAGAGATCACGTCACGCTGCTTCTGCGATACTTCGCCCCAGATCAGATTGACAAAATCCAGCCCAAGACTTGCCCAGTCACCGTTTTTGGCATCACTAAAGGCGCTTTTTACCATCCCGAAAATGCCCTTATCCAGCTGGCCGGAAGCCTCGCTCAGCTGCTGGTCAATGCGGTTCTGGGTGCCCTTCACGCTCTTGTCGATAAGAGTAGAGGTCTCCGTCACCTTGTCTTGAACGCCGTCGATGTAGGTGATGATCTTCTCGTAGGTCTCCGCGCCGTTCTCGCCGATGCGCTGGCCAGTCTCTGTGACGGTCTTTTTGATATGCTCGCTGCCGTCCGCGTACTTTTCCACCGCCTGCTGCACCTTTGTGGTGATGCCGTCAAAGGTGGTTTCCGAGACGTTGGTAAAGGTTCCCAGCAGCGTTTTTGACATGTCGTCATAAGTCTTTGTGACCTTTGTGACCGTGCCGTTGACTTTGGTCTCGACCTGCTTAAAGGTCGTGGCAACACCGTTCACCATCTCCTTGCCGGTCGTGGTGGTGGTCTCGGTGATGCGGTCTTTGATTTTGCCGGAGCTGTCCTTGACCTTCTCGGTAAGGGTCTGGATGCTGGTGGTCACAGTGCCCAGCGCATTCTGTGCGGTGGTGGTAGCCGTGCTGGAGATGGACGAAATGACCGTTTCGGTAGTGGACTTGGAGCCGGAGGATCTGGATTTTTTGCCTGTGGAAGAACCGGACGGGCTGGTTGTAATGGAGCTGCCGCCGTTGCCGCTGGCTGCCGCCAGCTCCGCCTGACGCTCCGACCAGCTCTTGTTGCTGATGCCAATGCCATTTAATGCATTTTCCCGCATCCTGTTACGGTTACTCTTCCGGTTATTTGCATCCGCGTACTCTTCGTAGGTATCGAAGTCTGCTGTGGCGGCTTTTCCGAGAAAACGGTTGAGTTTATAGCTCAGCTGATCCAGCCATGTGGTGGCTTTGCTTGCGAAGTCCTTGAGAGCGTTTTTTGCCGTGTTGATAGGCTCTGTCAGGCCGGTGATCGCGCCTGCGAGACCAATCCAGCCGTCCGTTTTGTAAGCTTCCTGTGCTGCGACGAGCATATCGTTCAGATTGCCGATTACAACGCCGAAGCCGCTGGATAAATCGCCGGTCAGCAATCCTGCCAGCTGCTTCACATTGTCCTGCAGGGTAGACATGCGGCCATTCATGGTCTGGCTCTGGGTGTCCATGCTGTTGTAGTAACGCCCGCCCTCTTCGGAAGCGGCCTGCAAAGCCTGCGTCAGCAGATCATAACTGATTGTCATTTTCTGCACTTCGGTGGTGGACTTGCCTGTGTAGTCGGCCAAAATGCCGTACACGTCGATGCCGGCATAAGCAAACTGCTTGATATCGGCTGCTGTAGCCTTGCCGGTGTTGGCGATCTGCTGCAGGTTCTGGGACATCCGGTTCAGCTCGTCGTTGCCGCCGCCGGTCGCAGAGACCGCGTCGCCCAGCGCCATGATGGTATTGCGGGCATAGGAAGCGTTCTCGCCCGCAGAGATCAGGTACTGGTTGGCCTGTGTCAGGCTCTCCACGTCAAAGGGGGTTTTTGCAGCGTCTTCCTGGATTTGGCTCATGACCTGCTGGGCGGCTTCCGCGCTGCCCAGCATATTGGTAAAGCCGGTGGTGTATTTCTCGATCTGGGCGTTATACTCGATGCCGGAAGAGATGAACCCCTCTGTGGCACTGAGTGCAGCGGCGTAAAGCTTCGAGAAAACGCCCGCCATGATCGTGCCCTGCGCAATGGCACCGGCCAGAGATTTGCCGGACGCTTTCTCCGTGGAGCTGGCAAAGCCATCCATGCCGTTGTTTGCAGCTTTCAGCGCGGTCGTGGTTGCCCTGAGCTGTGCTTCTGCCTGCGCCAACATGGTCTTGAGATTTTTGGTCTCAGAGGACGCTTTGCCGGTCTTGCCCACCGATTCGTTGTAACGTCTGGTCAGCTCTACTACGGCCTTTGCGGCCTTGCTGTACTCTCCTGACAGCGAAGAAACGGTTTTTTTCGTTTCGGATTGCACATTCTGGATGCCCTGCCGGTAGGCGCTGTCGTCCAGCCCGAGGGTGGCGCTCAATTCAAAAAGTTTCAGGTTCCATCACCCCCTCCGCACAGCTCTTCAAGAGCCTTTCTGTTTTCTTCCGTGATCTCCGCCGCAGACCGCTTGTCGATCTGCTTTACATAAAGTGGGAATGTATACGAAGCAACGTAGGAATAAAGAGCGTCAGCTCCCGCAAGGCCGCCAACGGCATCTGCTACGCAATTGCGGTAGAATTGAACTTCATCGTGGTTTCTGATTTCTTTTTTGATGTGGTCGAGGATATAGGACTTGCCGAAAAGTTCCAGCAAATCCAGACGAATGGTCGAGACCATCCGTTTATATCCTTCCACGCCGATCACATCAAGGATCTCAAAAAAGCCATGAAATCGTCATCAGACAGCGCGCGGGACATTGCTGCGGCCAGCTTTCTGGTGGGCGGAAGCTCTTCGCCCTTATCCAGCACCACAAAGAGCGGCAAGACCTTTTCGGTCACGTCTGCGTGCTCTTCGTAGATCATGCGCATCATTTCTTCCGCATTTTTCGCGCCCTGTTCTGCAATCTTTTTGGCCTTCTCCTCCGGGGTTTCGTTGCCAGTCAGCGGCGCGGGCTGAGTTGCCGCCGCCACTGCGCCCGTGTCAACGATGCACTGCTTGTATGCCTTTGCCAGCTTATAAGTTTTTGCAAGGTACTCCTTGCCTTCCAGATCAATGATTTCCTTCATGTCTTTCCTCCTTACATCAGGACGCGGCCTTTGTGATAGAGTAGAACTCCATCGGGGCCTGTTCGGGGTTCTCAAGGTCCGCAAAAGCGGTCAGCGTGATCTGCATCGAGCCGCCGCCGCGATGCTCAGATTTCAGGCTCAGGCCGCCGGTGGACATGGCATTATAGAGCTTGACCGCGATAAAGCCGCCGCCGATCATGGGGCCGACCCACCAAATGGGCTTGAAATCCGTCAAAGCGGTTTTCAGGCGTGCAACCACGTGGGTGGGGTCTTCCGGGTCGATGTCCGCAGTGCCAATAGCGAGCTGGATGCTCTTAGGGTCTGCGTTGGGGGTCGTGTAAGAGATGGTTGCGGTGGTTCCGGTGACTTCCACGCCCTGCTTCGTATTGGTGGGGGCGTTGTCGATTTCGGAAAGGGTATCCTCGGTGGAGTTCTGATAGGTGATAGTTACGCCGCCCTGTGTGGCGTGAATGACGTTTGTTTCATCGATTTTCGGGGTCTCAAGCGAGAAATCGGACAAAATGTTGCCCGAGCCCTTGGGGATGCTCTTGAAAGCGTCCGCTGTCAAAACGTTGACGTTAAACTTCTTTGCTAAAGTTTCAGCCATACTGCTCCTTTACTCACGGTATAAGCCGTGTAAGTTCAAAAATAAGGTATTCGCACAGATATCCTTCAGGTGTGTTGTTGAGTGGTTGTGCCCAATCTTTATCGTCTTTGTCCAAAAGAATAGCGCCGCCCTCACACTCGATTTTTAAGCCGCCTCTTGAGAAAGCCGCGCTGATCGTATCCTCTGTTTGCAGGATGGGGGCCCTGCCACCCTTGCTGGGGTACCACAGCCGGGCGTGGAAGGATGCCGACTCGTTCCACCCGCCGGGAATGGTGGGCTTGTAGGTCAGATAGGGCAGTGAAGCGGCAGGAGGGATGTTATCTTCCAGATAGCCCGGGATGCCAAAGCCGTTGAAAAAAGCGTTCAGCGCCCGGTTGATGCTCTCAGACGGTCCCATTACGGCAGCACCGCCTTTTTGCACTTTACGGCCCGCAGTCCCATGCCGGATTCCGGCGGGGCTTTGCCCTCATCTGCCGCGCTGGTGATCTGGAAAGTCTGCCCGCCGTCCACCCGCTTGATGTAGTCCGGGAAGGCCAGCGGAACGCCGGTGCCAACAAGTAGCGTGTAAGTGGATGCCGTGTCGGCCTGCTCTGCCACCTGTGCTTCCACAGTGGTATCGTGGCGTTCCACGGCCTCAAACTCGGGGCCGTCCTGCCAGCCGGACACAAATCCGCCCACGCCGTCCGGCTCATAGTTGCGCGTCTGAAAGCGGTATTTTTTGGTAAAGCCCTGCATCACGGTGGATGCAGCGAACGCGTTGACCATGTCACATCTTCCTCCAATGATTGATCTCGGATTTATAGCGGGTCTTGCCGTCTGTGGGCAGGCCGTCCGCGCCTGTAGCCATTGTGCCGGACCACCCGGCAAAGGACTGGGACACATACACGCCACCGGCCGGAAGCGCCTTGTCGTATGCGTCGATTTTTTCAGCCAGCGCCACAAAATCAGGCGGCACGCGCATGGGCTGCACCGTCCCGGTGAAGGTCTCGGCGGTCAAATCGCCGTCCCCGGCCTTGTGCACGCCGTCATTGAAGATGGATCCGCACACGAGGAAATACTGCCCCGGCACTACCCCGGCGGGCACGGTATCCGGCTCAAAAGCAAACTCCCCGGCAACGGGATCATCTGCCCGGTCAAAAAAATTGTGCGTGTAAACGCACAGCTCTGGGACGGTCATGCAAAGTCACCCCCTTGCAGGTTAGACCGATTCACCCGGGGTAATGGTCTGGACAGAGATGCCGTCCAGATACTCAGCAAACAGGGTCACGCCGGTGATGGCGAAGCTCTCAGAGACGGCGGTGGTGTAGTTGCCCTGGGTGTGGAAGCCGATCAGGTTGCTGGCCTCGCCTGCGGTGGTGTACACCAGCCCAGCCTTGGCGTAGTCGCTGTCGGAGGGGTCAACGTAGTACATCACAATGTTGTCCACGGGGGTGGCAATGACCTTGCCCTTTGCGATCTCGCCGTCGGACAGCAGGAAGATGGTGTTGTAGCCCATGAAATCCTTGATGTACTGGAAGCCGTACTGGTTCTGGATGGTGATCGGGGCGGCGCCCAGGTACTCAGCCACGTCCAGGACGTTGGCAAAGCCCACAACACCGGTGACGGTGCGGTGCATATTCTTGAACTTGTTCTCCACGCTGCCCTTTGCCATGGCCAGAGCCATCTGGAAGGTCTTGGGGGTGCCCTTCAGTCTGCCGGTGTTCAGGTACTTGTAGAACTTGTCCGTAACCTTTGCGGTCAGGTCGAACAGGAACTCGTCATCGGTCTTCTGCACGGCCACATCATAGCCATAGTTCTGGATTGCCTCCAGGGAGACGGCCTTGGCGTACTTTTCGATTGTGATCTTGCCGTAGTCTTTCTCCTTGACGGTGTACTGGCTGTAGGGGATCTCCTCGCCCTCTGCCACGGTGCCGCTCTGCAGGGTGCCCTGGGCGTACTTGCTCTTCAGCACGGTGCCGGGCTGCATCCGGATGGGACGCATGATGCCCATGATCTCGCGCAGGTGCTCCCAGTTGCGCTGGAAGCGTGTCACAAAGTCGATTTCCCGGGGGTTGACGGTGATCTCGGTAGTGGTGATCAGATTGGTCTTTGTTGCCATGTGTTAGTCCTTTCCGCCGCCCGTGAAAAGGTCGGCATTTGCTGCAATGGCCGCCTGGCGCTCGCCGGCGTCCTTGATTGCAAAAATTTGGTCTTTGGTCATTTTGGAGCCGGCGTTTGTGGGCGGGTTGTCCACCTTTGCGCCGGTGGTGGTCGTAGTGCCTACGAAGTCGCTCCAATCAGCTTTCAGGCTGTCGGTGTGCTTCTTGGCGTCCTTGACATCGCCCTTATCGTCCAGCTCCAGCTTGTCGATGTCCTCGCCGGACAGCCGCACGACCCGATCAGCATACTTGTCCAGCACCCCGGCGGACTTCAGCAGCTCCCGGAACTTGGCTTCCTTGGCTGCGTGGGTGTCCTTCTGGGTCTGCTGGGCCTTGTAGTCGGTCAGCGCCTTTTCGGCGGCTTCCTTGCCACCGTTGGCTGCGTCCCGGTCTTTCTCGGCCTGTGTGCGGGCTGTTTTTTCTGCATCCAGCTGGTCCTTGAGTTCGTCCGTCTCCTTGTGCAGGGCGTCCAGAATGGCTTTTGCCTTGTCATCGTTGGAGGTTTCGGGGTTCTCCAGAATCGTGCGGATGTCAGCTCTTTTGAGTGCCATGTGATAGTCCTTTCTGCCCTTGCTCGGGCTGCCATGCTTGGCAATAAGGTTTTTATTTGCCGGACGTGCTGCCGGTGTGGTGCCGCTTGCAGGAATCGAACCCGCGTCCGCTGGTTACAAATCAGCAGCTCTACCATTGAGCGAAAGCGGCATAAAAAAGCGGCTGACGCTGTGCGCCAACCGCTGAGTATTAAATTGATTTCTGAGCAGCTACCATAATAACGCGATTCCCTTTTCCATACGCATTATCGCAAAGTTCCTGAAGATGTTCTCTTGCTTTCTGCATTTCAACCAAAAGAATCCGTTCTTTTACCTCCTGCTGGTAAAATGGAGACAGGTCAACACCCTGAAAACTGTTTCTCTCTATCGTCTCTTGAACTAACTCTTGAAATTTTTTGAAATCTTCAACGGTACAACTACATTCAAATCGAGCGGTATAAACGTTGTTATCCATACTTACACCTCCTTGTTTCCTTCTTCCACTGCGATCTCTCGCAGTTCGTCAATGTGCTCCTCCACCGCCGGGCGGAGGAACGGACGGGGTGCCATGCCCCGGGTAAAGTGCCACTTGCCGTTGAAGTCCTTCCAGACCCACGGCGTTTTGCGCCCGTTGCCGTTTGTGGCGTGAACGCCCGTGCCCAGCTCCACATAGACGCTGTAAAACAGGTTGCTGCCGATGGTCACGGTCTTTTTTGCGAGGTCGAGGGCAAAGGTCAGGCTTTGCTTGAGCGCACCGCCCACATAGCCCTCTATGCCCGTGCTGTCTGCCGTGCCGGTGGGCACAAGCAGCTGGGCGTAGTCCTGCACCGTCATGCCCCAGAGGGTCAGCACCCGCTCTGCCCACGAGTCCAGAGCCTCAAGCAACCGCGGGGTGTTGTCGGTGAATTTGATGTCGTATTCAAATTTCATCGTTTAAACCAGCTATCTACTTTCTTTTGCAGTCGCTTTTGTGCGCGCTTGTATGTAGAACTTGTAATTTCTCTTTGGCCTCTATTTGGGTCGTAATGCTCCCGAAAATACTTTTTTGCTCTTTCTCGTTCTGCATTTTCAGGGTTCCGCTTCGGATTATCTATCCCAAGTTCTTTAAGAATAATATTCCTTGCAAAAGTTGTTTGTTTTGATGTGAACTCCGGTTTTGGGTAAGTGTCAATGTTGTGGAACGTGACTGCACGACTGATTTCACGTTCTATCGCATCTGTAGCAACCCAAGACTTTTTTAGCCCTTCAAACGTGTAATTCTTTGCACCAGCGAAGTTTGGGTTGTTTAGAACCCGTTCTGCTTGCTCCGCATAGGTTTTGTATGTTTCTGTTTCTCTTACAAGCTTTACTGCTTGCGCGATCTGCTTACTTTCGACAGATGAAAATCCAGCCCCTTTCGCTTCGTTATAGTCCGTTTTTGAATAGTTGCCGCCCGCTCTCGCGGAGCTGCCCGAACCTCGTTTACTCACGGTAGTGCCTCCTCTCGTATTGAAACGGCTTGATTTTGGTCACGTTCCAGTCAAATTCTGCCGGGCACTTGCCGTACCACAAAATACCGCTTGGTTGCAGCACTTCCAGCGCCTTGCGGCAGTGTTTGGCAAAGCATTCTGCTTCGTACGGGTCAGACTGTGTGCCGTGGCTCGAAATGCTCACGATGGCGTTTCTGGGCTCACCATCAAAGCACCAGTCATAACTTTGCTCGCCGCACCAGCAGAGCGTTGGAATGACGTGGATGCCGTGCGCCTGCCAGTATGCAGCCAGCCAGTGCTTTTTGTAGTGCATGAAAAGCTGCACTGCAAGCGGCATATCGCTGTAAAGCGAAAAATCCGGCGAACATACCGCGCCGAACTGCTGCAAAAGCGGGATATACTTGTCAGGGTTGTTCCAGAACCGTTCAAACTGGTAATCGTCCTTGTAAAAATGCACGCCTTTTGTGGCCTTGTCTTTGGCCGTCAGCGCATAATTGACCGGGATCCATTCCAGCTTGTCAATGCGGATGTCCGTTTCCGGCTTGATTTCAGGGATGCCATACTTGCCCACGCCCGAAAAAATCATCTTTTCGGTGTTTTCCATCGGCAGAATCACGGTTCATCCCTCCAAACCTTACTTTTTCTTCTTTTTTCTCGAAACAAAGCCAATCCATGCGCCGCCTTGTTCGACCGTCACTCCAAACGGCTTTTGTGCAAGCTGCATAAGCTTTGTGCGGTCGCTCGACGACATCCCTTTTAGATCAAATGCAACTTTTGGGCCACTCTTGTCCCAATATGTGGTGTGAGACGGAGAGGAACCATCGCCACTTCGATATTTGTTGAGGTCAACGCCAACTTGCTCTTTCACAAAAGACACAACATCGTTATGCGTTTTCTTGTATCTCGAACTGTCCACAACAACGGCGGCTTTCTTCGTCTCTGCTGCCGCAATTTTGCTGTAATCGGTGACCCATTTTCCATTTACAAAAGATTCAAACTCGTGCTCGTTGGCGGTCCCACCGCTTGCCCTTGTCGAACTTCCAGAGCCTCGTTTACTCATTCTTGACACTCTCCTTTCTGCGTTTTCTCTCTTCCGCCCACCACATTTGCTCGGCTTCTGTGCCGCCCTTGGATTTATACCACTCGGTGTAATCCATGACGGGGGTGGTCTCTTTGGTCACATTGTCCCGTTGCCGTGCGTTCTGCCGGGGATACTTGCCCAGAGCAGAGGACAGCACACATCGGCAGTGGTAGACCATCTCCGGGGCGGCGTTGGGGTCGCCGGGGCGCTGAATCTCATAGCCCATGACCTTGAACGGCTCGTCAAGCTCTGCCGTCTGCTGGTCTAGCAGGCGGTGCATTTCACGGGTGCGGTAGTCGTGGGCGGAGTTCCACCGCTTTTTGACCTCGATGCCCAAAGCTTGAGCGTTGCGCATCTGCTGCAAAGCCCCGGCGTTCTGGGCGCTGGTAAGGGCTGTGATGGCGTTGCTCATGGCCCAGTGGATCTCTGTATCAGCCATCCCGTTTACGGCCTGCACGGCGATGTCGTGGACGCTCTTGCCCTGAATGATGCCCTGCATGACGTAGCGGTTGAACACCCGGGCGTCATAGGTGCGGTTGCTCTCGCTCTTGATGCGCTTGTTGGGCACCATGCGGGGATTCTCTTTCAGCAGGAGTTTGACCGCTTCGGTGTTGTACAGGGTCAGCCCGAACGTCACGCCTGCGGCCTGTTCCAGCTCGTAGAAAGTCCAGTTTGCGCCAAAGGAAAAGATGTTGTATTGCTCATCCCGGGCTAGCTTGTAGGCCGTCTCTTGGGCTGTGGTGCAGGTCTGCGTGATGCCGTCCAGCTTTGCCTGCATCAAATCGGGCTGAAAGACCTGATTTTGCAGCCAGATGCGGTAATCGTCCTCGGTGATCTCGCCTGCAGCCAGCTGCGCCCGCTTGCGCTCGTCCAACGCTTTGTACTTTGCCAGAAACTCGGTAAGCTGATCCTGCATCTCCCGGCGGGCAGTGCCGTACACCCGGAGGATACGGCGGCGCAGGCGGTTCAGCTGGCGGGTAGAAATGCGGTCACGGTCAGTCATAAGTGCATCACAAGCTTTGCAACGTTAATGATAAACGAGCTTACCCCGCAGCCGAAGAAAAAGCCAAAAACTGCGGCGCAAATATCACGCTTCATCTGTTCCATCTTCGCCCTCCTCGCCCACGGTCTCCCGTGTTGCGCTCTCAGCCATCAGCGCGGCCTTGGCCTGCTCCTTTTGTTCCGGGGTCAGGTTTGGCAGCAGGTCAATGGCCATGTCCTGCCCGATGATCGGCGCCTCAGAAATCACCATGCTGACCTGTTCGGCGGTGTTGGTGATCTTGCTGCGGTTGAATGTCGGCATAGCGTTTTCAAAGCCAGCCAGTGCGCAGATCTGCCGGATGAACGGCTTGACCTGCGCCTCGAAGTCGTCTGCGTTCTGGTTCAGCGGTTCATAGGCCGCATCCAGATGGTCGTTGGTGCTGTCCGCGCTGACACAGTGCACGTCCAGACCGCCGAAGTCTTCATAGACCCGAGTGTGGAGCAGCTCCAGCAGAGCCTGCCGGGCCGTCACGGGAATCTCGGTGGTGTAGGGGGTGATCTTTCCGCCCTGGCTGGTGTCTGCGCCTGCAATGTGGTACAAATTCAGCTTGACAAGGAACTCCTGCAGCTCGTCATCGGTCATGCCGTTGAAGTTCTCGCACAGCCAGTAGATCTGCGAAAAGTCCTGCAGGTCATTGCAGAAGCCGGACATCACCAGATCGGTGTTGTCGATGTAGGCTTTCAGCCCCACAAGGGTGCTCTGGTGCAGGTCGGAACCCCACAGCGGCACAATGGGAAGAGCGCTGTAGTTTTCGCCCTCCACGCTTTCCAGACCGCCGCCGGGTGTGGTGACGGTCACGCTCTTGTATGCCTGCTTCGACACGGTCTCCTTCATCACATTGCCGATTTGGCTTTCCGTGTACTCGGTAAAGCCGTCCAGCTCGTACAGGATATAGTGCATATCCGTGTCCGGGTTCAGTCGCCAGAAGCGCACACCGGCCTGCAAAAGGCCTGTCTTTTCATCGTACAGGGGCGCGAACTCGGTCAGCTTGAACACAACCAGATGGTCGTTGTTCCAGAACCCGAAGCTCTCGCCGTGGATCAGGGCGAAATATCCGGCTTTCTGGATCTGCTCGTCAAAGTTCTGCCCCAGCCTGTCCTTGTCCACGCCATCGTCCGCAAAGACAACGCCGTTTCCGAGGGAGTAGGTCGCCCGCTGCTTGTTGAGCCTCCTGAAAAGATTGCTCTTGACCATATCGGGGTGTTGGGTGTCCTGCTTGGTGTTTTTGGATAGGCGTTTCAGCATCAAAGCGTAAGCCTGTGCGAAGCGTTCAGCCCCCGGGTTTTTCTGGGCATCGTACAGGTCGGCATCCAGCGCCATCTTGTACGGCTCGGAAGCGCAGTGCTGCTGCACGAACTGCCGGATGAAATCGGGCTGTTCGCCGGCGGCTTGCGCCTTCTGGAAGGTCTGGAATGTGTATACAGTGCTCAAAATCAATCCCTCAGTTTTACAAGGCGCTTTGTGCGCACAAAATAGCGGATAGCGTCCATGCAGTGGTCGTTGACCTTCAGCACGGTGTCGTCTTTGTCCGGGTCCCAAGCGTACACGCCGAACTCTTCCAGCGTGTGCTTGCAGTCTTTGTAGATCTTCAACCGCCCGGTCTGCAGCATGGTCTGCACGTCCAGAATGCCGCTCAGAACGTCGTTATTTGCCGGGGTCTGGGTAAAGCCGTTTTTGCGCAGCTCTGTAATCAGGGGCAGGGCAGAGGGGTCAACGATGATCCTCTCCGGCTTGAGTCCGTTCAGCCACGCCTTGAGGTCTGTGACGTACTCACCCACTGTCTTTTGCCGCTTCTGTTCGCGGCCGCTGTAGTAGTACTCCCGGGTGACGATCCAGCAGTCTGCATCTGCCTGTTTTTGGAGCAGCAGGAACACCGTTGCGTTCTGGGTGCCAAAGTCGCAAGCCACATAGGCGCTCTTTGGAGACAGCGCCGGAAGCACATCAATGACGTGTTTCTTGCGGTCGAACATGTCATATACAAGCCCCTCGGCCACCGTCCACAGGCCTAGAATGTAGCGCTGATAGAAAACGCCGCTGTACTGGCTGCGGTATCTGGCCTTGATGTCCTCGGAAAGTGACAGGTTGTCGTCCATCGTAAAATGGAGATACATCATCTTGCGGGAACGGCATTTCCGCACCCATTCGAGATAAAACCAGTGCTGCGGGCTGCCCGGGTTGCAGTTGAACCAGAACTTTGAACCGGTGACAGAGCAACGGGCTGTGGCCTGATTGACGAAGCTCTCCGGCATCAGGGCCACCTCGTCGAAGAACGCTCCGGCAAGGGTGATGCCCTGGATCAGGTCCTGGCTGCTCTCGTCCTTTCCGCCGAAAAAATAAAACTCGTTGGTTCTGCCGCCCTTGCTGACGGTCATGCAGTTTTCGGCCCGATGTTCCTTTACGTTGTATCCACGGGCTGCAAGCTGCTGCTTGAGCGTCCCCAGCACGTTGCGCCGGAAGCTGGCAATGGTCTTGCCACACATGGCAAACTGCTGACCGCTGTAGCAGGTCATAGCCCACTGGACAAAAGAAAAGCTCATGGCAAATGTCTTGCCTGAGCGGATAGCGCCATCTGCAATAATGCCGTTGTAGCCGCTGTATGCGCTCTGCGGTGTCCACCAGCTCAAGACCTGCTTTTGCCGCTGGCTGAGGGCTTTCCATCGAAAACCGTTACTTTTCCGCATGGTCGTCCTCTTCCTCTGGCAGCATCTCCACGTCATCCGGTGGGCTGATGTCTGCGGCAGCATTCAATGCCTTTATCAAGCCATCATCGTGACGCTCTTCCTGCTCCGCTTCTTTCGGCTTATCGCTCCAGCCAAAATTAACTTGCAGGCTGAATCTTGCCCCGCTGTTTCCGTCGCGATCATAGAGCCGTTCTTCGGCGTATCTCTCGCATCGAAGCTTCGCGCGCGTTATCGTGTCAGAAAACTCAGCCTTTCCTTGATAGTCAATCAAAGATTGCCGAGACTTAAAACCCAACGCCAAAGCTAGACCGGTGACAGTTTCTGGACGTTCGTCGATTTTTATCACGTTTCCGTATTTGTCCAAAACAGGCTTTCCGGTTTCGTCTTCTAGGACGCTCCCTTCACAGCTTTTGAAGAACTCTTCGATTTTTTTCTCAAGTTCTTCTTTGCTCTCAAAGACGGGCGGTCTGCCTATCCTTTTGTTTTTGCTGTAGGCCACCGCCACCACCTTCCTAAATCCACGATTTCTGTTTATTCAAGCCATTCAGCCACGATTTTGTTTATCTCTGCTCTGGATTTCTTTTCGCGAATTGCATCGCTCACATCAAGAACAATGTCATTCGAAGAGCTGCCCGAACCTCTTTTACTCATTCTTGGTGCTCTTCTTTCTGCGCTTGTGCCGCATTTGTCCAAACAAAAACAAAAGCCCGAAACTGCTCAAGCTAAATCTCAAGCTATTTCAAGCTAAAAATCAATATGCCACCAGTAGGATTTGAACCTACAACCTGCCGATTACAAGACGGTGGCTCTTCCAGTTGAGCTATGACGGCATATAAGCAGCGCCCGTGCATTCAGTTCGTTGGACATGCGTCAAACGGTGGGCGCTGCTGCATCCGGAACTTTCGCGGCCGGATGCCCCGCTATTGCGCTGCCCCCTCATAGGGCACGCAAGCACTCCCGGCAGGGCTCGAACCTGCAACATGCGGTTTTGGAGACCGCTGCTCTAC